TCAACTACTTCTGCGCCTGTGGCTCTTAGTAGCACAGTAAGATATATGGATCCGTATATATCTTCTACACGTAGATCACGTAATAATGGCCAAGTGGAATGTCGAGTTAGACACCGTGAACTTGTTGCCGTCATTGATGGTTCTGTTGCCTTCAATGTATCTACGTATCCAGTGCAACCTGGATTACAAACTACTTTTCCTTGGCTATCTAACATGGCCACAAATTGGGAAAATTATAAGTTTAACAGAATAGGATTTCGTTATGTATCTAGGTCATCCACTGCATTTACAGGTTCAGTATCTATAGCTCCTGATTATGATGCTTCGGATACACCTCCTACATCCTATCAAGAATTATCTTCCTATCAGAATGTTGTTTCTGATGCTCCTTGGAAGGATTTTGTCTGTCAACTCAGCCCTCGAAGTACCACGCTAGTAGGAAATAGCAGGTATATTCGATTAGGGGCATTGAGCAATAACGAAGATATCAAACTTTACGATGTGGCTAATTTACAAGTAGCTACAGTTGGGCAAGCCAATACTGCTGTAGTTGGAGAACTATGGGTAGAGTATGATATAACACTACAGATTCCACAAATTCAAACACCTGAAGTAGTGTCTAATGTATCCGCTGGTCAATATTTTTCGCAGACTGGTGTTGATGTAACCCATCTTCTAGGAACTCAAGATGATGGAAGAAATGGACAGATTGTTATTTCTCCTGTAAATAACACTGTCACCATAACTAACATGGATCCTGGTCAATGGTATGCCTTCGTTTATGATATAGAAGCGACCACAACATTAACCACTATTCCAACTATGACGATAGTTTCTGGTTTAGATGCCGGATTAAGTCAAGTAAATTTGAGTGTTACCAATACGACTACAAAAGCAATGATGAGTTATTGGATGTTATGTACTAATGCTACAGCTGTTATTACCCTTGGAGGTTTAGCTGTAGTTACTGGCGGTACCAGAGCCTATCTCTGGATCGCTACTTTCTTAGCTCCTGTTCCTTAATTAAACAAAGAAAGTAATTGCACTATTCTCGGGTGCATTATAAGACATCGAGAGTTTTAGGCTTTACCAAAAGCTGCTGAAGAGCATGTACTTAAAGGACGTTAAGCAATGTTCCACCTTTCGAGGGTTGTTCAAGCAATTATTCTGCTGTAACTTATTAACTAGACCTAGAATGTGACTGATTCAAGCTGATCTGATTGGGAGTGCAAGTACCCAGACTGACTTGAGATACAATGTATATTCCACATGGTTTAGAAGTAAGATTTATGGGAGGAGAAATTGGTGTTGTTCATGCTGTAATCGCTGGAACTAGGGAATTCAATCCGGAAGGATCCCTTTGGCCACACAAAAACTTGTCTTGTTGCAAGTGTGGCCCCGTAGTGGGTGCTACCTTCGGGTAGCTTAACTAAAACCTCTACAGAAAGTAGAAACTGGATAAAGTATTATCTGTAATCTTTGAGATATGATGGTCAATGCTCTTATTTATTTAGGACATTGTTTAAAATGTGAAGTTACATCTAAGGCCTCCTGGTGGTTCGGGTGTGCATGTGTTTCATTAGAAGCAGGGTATTACACAAATGATACAATCTGTTCTGATAAGTTGTGAGGACTTAACAAAACTCACCAGTGCTCTGTCTGATTCCCTTGAATAAGGAGTGACTTGGCTGCGTTTTCTTGTGTTTTTAAGATAAATCAAGCGCGCAACTGCGTAGTGTTAAAATTACATGAATATCCCTCCGAATTGAATAAGATGCAACGATTTGAAAGTTTAAGTTTGGAAGATAGTTATGTAGATGATGAATCTAGAGATTTGTTTGGTGATATGTTGGATAATAATAATTGCTACGAATGTGAAATGCCTTTAAGTTTATGTAGGTGTATAGCAGTTGATGAACCAACTTGTCCTATTTGCAAGTTTGTTGTTGATTCTTGTGAATGTTCCCAGGGTCCTAATGGGACCCGGTTTCGGAGTTTTAAAGAAGCTCTCCTTAGTCGCTCGAAAAGATCTTCTTCTTCTTCGCATAAGAAAAGAAACTCTAAAAAGAAAAACAACAAAAATGACACTAAATCAAGAGACTCCTCCTCGTTTCAGATTCAAGAAAAGGAAAAGAGACTTGATTCTTCAGAGTGCTCCTATTCTCTAAAAGAATGCATGTATTGTAATGTAATTCAAGGAGTTCACTCTCGCAGATGTAAAGCTTTTCAATCTTATAAAAGAAATGGCGCTTGTTACATCTGTGGATTGAATCATTGGGCTGGAGATTGTGCAAATTCTTGCCGCTATCAGTGTGAAATTTGTTATAAATTTGGACACGAAGCAAGAGCCTGTAAACAATTCATCAATGATCAGAAAAGACATAATGCCTACTTTGAAGATACCTATAAAGAAGATAGAAAATATAAACCTAAACAAGATGAGCATAGAACTGTTAAATCTAAAAACAATTCAAAACATTCTGATCTTGTTGAAGCAGCTCTAGATGAAGACGCAATTAAAGAACAAGCTCTTGTAGATGCTCAAAATGAAAAAGAAGATGAAATGATATCTATTTTAGAACATAGTATGTCTTCGGGTGATGATGATGAATCCAGAGGAAACTTGTCTGTTGATTCGGGAGATTCTCAAATAGAAACTTATGATAATGCCCCTGAAGTATTGGAATGGTCTGAATCTATACTACCTGATACTTCTATAGTTCCAGTTAAATATTATGCTTTGCCTATGATGATGATTAAAGCTGTAGGTGCTATTATTCCTATCGCTAGTCATCTCCTCAATTTCATAACTCAAAATAAATTGATAAAATTTTCGCAAATTCCAGATAAGGGAGAACAATTTGTTGAAGAACATATACCTTATATGGCAAAATTGAAAAGAAATATATCCATGTATCAAAAACCGCTTTACTATGTTTTTGGTATGTTGATGGCGTATAAATTTTCTAGGTATATAGCATCTAAAGTGTATACTAAACATATTTATACAAAATCAAATGGTTTAATGGACAACTCTAGAGATAATAGAGATGATTTAAAAAGAAGAAATGATATGACTCATAAGCATGAGGCTCCTATGCAATATAATTATAAAAGAAAATTATATTCTAATTTACCAATCATTAATTATATAGTAAATTTATTTCCTGAGTATGCTCAAACTACTCTTACTGTATCTTTAGAATTGTATAATCAAATAAGAGTAGCTAATAATACTTCACCTACTTATAAACCTGAAGATGTTGTAGATAGATTGACTGCTTCCATTAAAACTATTGGCCAAGTAAACATAAACAAGAAATTGAGAAATATCCGTACTGTAGATACTGCAAAATTAGCTTTTGCTTTTTATAAAAGTGAACAAGAAAGAACAGAAAAAGTCCCTTTTATTATAGCCCCATTAACTGCCGTTTAAGGGGAGTCTGTTATGGATACCGGCCACTTGAAGTTCCCCTGCCTGTTTACCGAGGGGAAAATCAAGTAAAATTTTCTGTGCGTAAACAAGTAGAGTTTAAATTCGTGGAGAAATCTAACGAGCTCTACAGACCACCAGTCTTAGTTAGACTACCTGTGTGGATAAAGGGAGTGGCGCCACCACATCCTGATCAATCTGATTCTATGGCAAAGCTACTTGGTACTTTAAAACGTGTAGCTGTTGATCCTCCTGCTCCGGACTTAGCTTTAATGAGAGAATTTAAAGAATTTGTGCTTGAATGGTTAAAGAAGAATATGACTCCATTAGCATATGATGTAGATACTTCAAAAGAAGCTTGGTTGAAGAAAACACCATATCCGGCATATAGAAAGAAAGATCTAATTAATAAATGGCAAAAGATAAATAATCAATTAACGATGTCAAAAGAAGACTCAAAATATTTCTTGGTGGATGCTTTTACCAAGGATGAAACTTATGGATTATTTAAACATAATCGAGGAATAAATGCAAGAAAAGATGAATTTAAAGTAGCTGTTGGCCCTATATTCAAACTCATAGAAGAACAATTGTTTTTATTACCTAACTATATAAAGAAAGTTCCAGTTATAGATAGACCTAAATATATTTATGACATGTTATATAGAGAAAATTCTGAGTATGATTTTTCTGATTATGAATCTTTCGAAGCTCATTATACTAAACTAGTCTTTGAGGCATGTGAATTTCAACTTTATGATTTCATGACGCAGTTTTTGCCTGAACATAAAGAATTCATGACCTTTATCAATGACGTAATCGGTGGAATAAACACTGTAGACTATAAATCCTTTATCTATTTTATTGTAGCAACAAGAATGACTGGTGAAATGTGCACCTCTTGTGGCAATGGATTTACAAATTCCATGTTGTTTGAATTTGCTTGTTTCAAAACAAAATGCGTTGACATAGCTTATGTTGACGAGGGTGATGATGGAATTTTCACCTATAGAATGACTACGGAGGAGAGACCTACTCCAGAATTCTATTTGAGGCTTGGCTTTACTATCAAATTGGATAGAAGCTATGATATTAGTACAGCCTCTTTCTGTGGATTGATATTTGCTCCTGAAGATCTGATAAATATTACAGATCCTATTGAGACCTTAGTATGCTTTGGCTGGACTAAGAGAAAGTATTCTTTATCGAATGATAAAACTTTGAATAAATTGCTTTATGCAAAAGCTCTTTCCATGAAATATCAATACTGTGGATGTCCTATCTTAGAAAATTTTTCTTCTTACGTACTTCGAGTACTTGGTAAGCGCTATTTTAAACCTGAAGAGTATGACTCTTATAAAATAGAATTTGCTAACGAAATGTTAGAATATGTAGAGAAGAATGGAATACCGTATAAAACACCTGGTTTGGCTACTAGACGCTTAATGGAAGACCAGTTCTCAGTAACTAGAGAAGATCAGCTTATCATTGAATCTTATTTTGATAAGAAAACTGATTTAAGTGAAATTTTTATACCACAATTAGACAAGTATTTACAAAATGATTGGATCATATATTATAATCATTATTTTAGAGAAGTATCTGAATCTAATATTAATGAACCTGTATTACATTTGAATAATAAGGTTATGTTTTCTAAGGAAATGTTAAATAAAATCCAGCTCGATCGTGAACTGGTAATACCATCTAATACTGGGTATTATGGTTAGGTCTAAGTGCTCCACACTCTAAAATGAGACGTAAACTACACGAAAGTAGGTCGGACATGCCGG